CGATTCGGGAATAGAACGTATAAATGTCCGTATGTTAAAAGGATATATGAAACCAAAACACTATAAAAAAATTTTAATAGAAGAAGATTTACTCCCCGATTAAAATCTCAGGATACTATATATAAAAATGTCTACTGCTGCTGAAACTGTTACGCTCGTCGCTCGTGAACTCGAGTCCCAATCCCTCAATGCCGTTGTTGCCGGCTTCTCCTTCGCCGCCGCCCTCTCGTGGATGGACTTGGTCAGGTGGACTGTTAACCAAGTTGTTAAGGTTAACAAGAACGGTGGTATGAACTACACTCTTACTGCCTTGTTCACAACGCTCTTGTCTATCTTGGTCTACGTTGGTATCTCTCGTGTCTCTACACGTGTGCAAAAGCCAACTCAACCAATCTTCGCGGTTACTCGATAAGTTTAGGCTTACGCATAACCAATAATAAAAATAAACCGGTTGCAACTACCATAAATATAGATATAAAAGCATCCCATTTACGCGGATCCTCTATTTCGGGGATACTCATAGGTGGTGGAAGAGGAGAAATATAGTCTTCTTCTATTTTAGATACATTCTCAAGTTTATCAGTAGAACACGTGACTGCAAGCTTAAGTATATGATTAGCATTTCTAAAATCGTATGGTATTAATCGATTATTACTACTGTAATAAAACTGAACACGTAAACTTGATATCGTTTTTTGTGACCCAGAATCAAAGTTATGTTCAACAGTATCGTCAACACCCGAAAAGTTAATCACATCACCACATAAGAGTATGCGGCCTGTATAAAAGGGTGTTTCTGAAAAGACAGTTTTGTTAAATTCATCAGAACCACTACTCATTTTAACAATAATTGCATCGGGACCTTGTAAGTTAATACTCCCAGTTTCCAGTGAATTCGTTGATGATGATACATTTGAAGCTGGTAAACCTAAAATATCATGAGGGGTTGTATACCCACCACTCGTAGAAGACGCATAACCATTTGTACCACCATAAAACAAAAATGTAAAATCACCCGAACCCGTAAAAGTTATAGCATTCGTATCTTTATCAAAAGTTGCATCCGTAATTATAGTACATTTTGTATTAATATGTGCAGCCAATTCTTCACCACTATAATTTCCAGCGTCTAAGGTTACAGTTTGGGTACTCCCCCCGTTTGTCAAAACATCAAATGTTTTATTTCTATCGTGTATAAGATATTGACTATTATGTATACGTGCTGATATAAGTGAAATTTTAGTCACGTCATAAATTGAATTTTTTAGGTGGACGACATAATCACTTGGATTTGAGTATAGAATGGGATCTCGTTCACCACTGTCTATATCTAAAGTATGTACCTTCATTAAAATATATGAACAATATTTTAATGAGTGTATATCACGTTTTTATTTTAAATTAAGAAAGACTATGTACTAATGGGTTATTTGAAAGTTGTCTTCTCGCAGTATCCAAACTTGTACTGGATGCATATGGATTCTCGTGACCCTTATAAGCATTAAGTTTATGATAATCATTATTTTTATATTGTTGTGTCCAACCACCACTTGCTGCATTTACTCTACCATCAATTCTGGTTGTATCCGAACGAACGCTTGTGACCATACCACCCTGGTTAAGTGCGTCAGCACGAACATTCATGCGACCTGGACCAGCGGCTCTGTTTGGTTTACCACGCCTATCGTCTGGTCTAAAACCATATTTCATGAGATCTTCGGCCGTATATGCAGAACCAAACGTTCTCTTTTCACCAATTTTGGTAGCTGGAGTATTTAAGTAACCACCCATAAAATTACTTATACCTGGGGCGGGTTGGTTATTGTATTGATATTGTTCAATAGTACCATCCATTTTGTTACGAGTTGGTTCCTGAGCCCGAGTAAGTGCAGAAACAGTTCTCTTCGCGGATGCATAATTTAATGTATCTGTTCTCAATCCCGTTTCAGATCGATTCGTTGTTCTTTTTGTACGTTCATGCTCTGGTCGGGGAGTTCGTCCACCCATACCTTGTGCTCTACCTGGTGCTGGAGGTAGACGTCCGTGTAAAAATGCGGTCTTTTCTGGTCTATTGTTTGCAACTTCCCCGACAATACCACGACGACCACCCTTTACATCGAACGCTGGACCTGACCTACCAGGTAAAGTTGTTAAACGATATGCACCGACATTTTCGGGGTTTACACGAAACAATTGTTGGTTCCCTCCAAATGCAGGAACTTCTGGACCAACACCTAAACCTGGACCAACAAGTTGTTTTTCAACTGGTGATAAGTTATTCATTCGCCCTGCGTCATACATGCGATTTCTCATAGATAAAATTTCACCCCCCGAAGAACGTTGTTGTGGTGCAATTTCAGCAAATGAACTCATTTCTTGTTTAGATATATAATTTGGTTCTACAAGTGGTGATATTGGACCCGAATATTCCGTTTGTGAAGCAATTTCCATGTTGGAAAAGTCCGATACAACTTCCGCTTCTTCTATAGTATTACCTTCTACTGTGTATTTTTCGTCTGGACGACTCAATTTTCTACCGGCATAAACTAAACCGGCTATAGCGATTATAGATATAGGATCAGCCATTCTTATTTCTTAGCGAGATTTTTATTGAGATATCTTTGCTGGAACATACCATTCTGTGTTTCGGCACGGGTACTCATTGGTTCGTATGTTTGTGTTCTGAGGGGTACTTTACACTCGACGTTTTGGAGTGGGTGAAAATTTCTTTCGTACGTTTTCGCTAAAACTTTGTTAAAACGAGATGTGCTTTGTGGTCTAAGTCTATCAGATGTCTCTATATACTGTGCTGGTGAACCTTTACCTGCCATATATGGGGCCGTACCATACAACATAGTATTTGGTCTACTTGAGCCATAATTAAGAGTACTGGGCTGAGGATATACAAAAACTTCTTCGGTTGCGCATACAGATGGAACTGCGTGATCTTGAACCACTTTCATTCCTGGTTGGAGTTGATACGCCATTTATTATTACAAAATATTTTGTTTATGGAAATCGAGTATCTACTAATGTTTTGAATGTAAAAATTTAAGTTACAGATGGTCTACTTGCGGTGATTCTCGCATCTCCATTAGGTGAGAGTCCTGCAAACGCTTCAAGTTGTGCACCTCTTGCATTTGGGTTGCACATGGTGGGATTTTGACGACACGTATCACCTCTTTTACCATGTATAAATTCATAATATGGTGTATTACCTAAAGATGTATCTGGCATACTTACAAATTGTCTTGATAATGCATTTCTTTGATATTCTGGCATTGACGAACGCGAACGGGCTGGGCCGTATTTAATATCACTCGTAATGTAATTATTTACATTTGTTTTTACAGTTGGGTAATGACATGATTGTGGTCTGTCTGGTCTATCTATGTAATCGGACATGAGAACATTTCCCATAGGATTATCTTTTGTTGGCATAGAGCATTCTTTACCTATATTGTTATATTCAGGTTCTGGTACAGTGGTTGTATTCTTAACCATGTTTGATTTCTCCATTATATAAAGAACACCGAGTGCGGTTCCACCTAAAACGAAAATACGTGGATCGCGTCTTATAAGATAAATTATACAAGATGCATAAATAATAAATCGAGCTGATGCATTAACACGGTCTGCTGAAGATTGTGTCTTTGACGGCCAAAATTCATGAACTTTGTCTACACGAACCAATTGTTTTGGATCCTCAAACCAAGATGTCATTTATATATAGTGAGTTTATTTTTTCATCATACCACCCAACATACCCTGCATCGTTTTCATCAACGCAGCTTCGTCAAGTTCACTTCCATCTTCACCCATTTTATCTGCACACTGCTTTGCAACTGTTTCAATCATGGAAAGTGTATCTTCTGGGATAGAACTAATGGTTGTACCAAGCATGTATAACGTCTGAACATATTGCCAAATCGCATTTTTTGTATTTTCAGAGGCGGATCCCCAATGTTTTTCGAGGTTTACACCTTTCATGAAATCTAAATTCTTAGATTCTTCAATAAAAAATGATTCATCTTTTGAAGAAATCTTATCTGCGTATGGTGTAACACCCTGCATAAAACCGTCTACAACTAGACGTGGGTTCGAAGCTTTCATTAAATCGAAAGCCGATAAACACTTTTTCAAGCCTTTTTCTTCTGGAAATGTCTTGTGTAATTCCACAAGAAATTGACCCATCATATCATTGAATGCGGTCACGGAAGTCATATTATACTGTAAATATGTATATTATCTTTAAGTCAGAAAATTAAAATGGTTCCGTTGATATGGTCTCTTTCTTACCTAGTCCGTTAGTAACAATAAAAAATACTAAAATTGCTATGAGTGTAGCTGGTTTCGTGTATGCACTCACTGGAAGCTTACCTTCGTTGTTGATCTTTGCTTTAAAGTGTATGTATCCTGTGGTTATAACCCCGGCGATTATTCCGGCCCACGCGGGGTCTCGTAAATAGTCTTCAAACTCCATTTAATAATACCCAACTTTTTTTGCACGGGTCTCTGATGCATCTGGAAATAAAACCCCTTCTTCTTCCTGTTGTGGTTGTGGTTTTGTGGTAATAGTTCGAAATTCGTTATCGAATGGAGATGTACGCTCTTGTTCTGGTTCCATCATTTGTTCTGGTGTTGAAGGTTCCATTGGAGCTTCCATTGGAGCTTCCATTGGAGCTTCCATTGGAGCTTCCATTGGAGCCTCAATTGGAGCTTCCATAGATGGTTCGGTATCAAATGGCTCTTCTGACGTTTCCTCTTCGTATCCATCAATCAGGTCGGGGTCTTCAGAATCACCAACTTCAGCTTCATCGAGGTCCAAATCCTGTCCCTCTTGTGTTTGAGACATATACGTTTGTAAAATCTGTTGCACTGGTATGAGTTCTTTTACAGTGGTTTCTATACACACACAAAAACGTTCATATAATTTGTCGTTTCTAGCATGTTCGTTTTGTGTTTCGTGATAAATGTATGGGTCTCTGTATAAATCTTTGGCTACGTTATTATAACACGTTTGAACAAAAACTTCATTTGTTGGAAGTTTCAGTGAAATTTTCTTATTATCTTTATTCAATCGAACTGCGGATAAAATTTTAACACAACTTACAAAAACTGCAGCTAATAGATCGTTAAACCACGCACATCTATTTGTTATATTATCAGTGTGTTGTTTAGACATGGCATCACTCCAATTTGGAACTTCTTTTAAAAGTTTTTGGTACATTACAAGAACCTTTCTACCTTTTGTGAGTTTGTATGCTTCTTCATACATGGTTTCGTATGTTTCAATCATAACTGGGCACATAAGTAAACATAATTGACCTATATATTCACGTTTTGCCTCGACGAGTATATTTAAAGGGTCACTCATATTTGTAGTATATTTACATATTTAAACTTTAAGTCTCACGCATTTCTCCTGTATTTATTTGCTGCTTTTTTAAGGTTTACGAGGGTGGGAAAACTCTCTGTATCTTCTGAATCTTCGTGTTGTTCATTTTTTCGTGATTTTTTTTTCGGTTTCCATGAAATACATAATTCGTATTCGCCTATAATCTGAACTGTAAATCCACCTATTTCAAATTGTCGTTTTATATACTGTAGTGCTTTTGCTCTGTTAAAATGGGGATACCCCATAACAAAAGAAGGTATTTGACAAAACAAATATTTATGGCCCAAATCTACTGATTGGCGTATCTTCTTTGAAATCTGTTCGTAAATTTTGGTATACGTTTCCTTTTTCAATTGATTTCTTTTTTCAGCTATATGTGTTATTTCATCAATACTGATCATTACAATTTGTAGAGAACTTTTAAATTTGAATTTTACCATACATGGTTTGTGGATCTGATACGACTTTATCGATGATTTTACCATTTTTAACAAGGTCAATTTCACTCTGTCTAACTTCTGTATAATCTTCAAACTCTTTACCAATTATAGATTTTTGATAAATACTTGGATCGGATGGTGGTCTGTAATCAATGGGTTGAGTACGAAGACTTATAACGGTAGCCTTACCATCAATAATTCTCATATCAGATGTTACTGCAAATCCGAGTGCAAATCCTTTGTGTTTCACTGACATAAACATACACCTGTATATTTCCTGTTTCGAAACGGTATGTGTATATTTCTTCACGGAAGTTGTTTCAATAATATAAGTACAAAGACCAGTTTTTTTAGAAACTTCTTTATTTGTTGCAAGTACCATTTCTTGCATGATATCATTAGATACTTCGACATCTCCTCCAGATTCCATGTATTTAGATAAATCTATTTCGTTATCATTCAATAATACTGGTTCTATTGGTTTAGTATACCCAGAGAAGCCAAATTGTTCCGTAAACATTTCTGTCCTGGACATGGTCATGAGTATAATAAGTATTAACAATATCAATACTATAGTATTCATTATTTAATATTAATAATTATTTTTATTTTATTTAAATTATCCAATAAAAAAGTGATGAGTAAGAAAAGAATTTATTTTTGAAAATAAAGTAAGTCATAGCAAGGACTTTGTTTAAAAATAATTTCTTTTTTCTAGGGGGTAATCACTTTTTTGTTGGACAATTTACATATTTATTTTACAGTTTCATATGTGTATAAAAAAATTAACAAAAATGTGTTTTTTTCAATAAAAAAAAGTAAACTCTATTTTAAGATATGTCCCTTCTAATTTATAGTCCACAGTGTAACCATAGTTTGGATATAGTTGACTATATTAATAAACATTCACAACTCAAGCAAATTGTTAAATATCATAATATTAATAAATTGGGTATACCACCACAATATAGAAATAAAATTACACGCGTTCCAACAATGTTGACCAGGAATGGTAAACTTTTAGTTGGTAACGAAATACGAAACTGGTTAGAATCACTTTTACCCGTACAGGAATTAGAGACGTGTAACTTTGGCGGTTGTTCAACAACAACTTTAGAAGGAGATGGAGAAGGTTCAGGAGACTTATTTGGTTTAGATGATTATGGTAGAACTTTACAACCCGCCATGACATCAGAACTTGAAGATAAAATTAATCAGAGTGTATCAGATGCATATAATAAGAATATAAAGAATTAAAACTCGTATCTTTTAGATATGAAATTGGCAACAATTCAGGCGAGTGCCATAAAATCAACCTTTGAAGTACTCAAAGATATACTCAATGACGTAAATATATACTTTAAACCTGATGGTATATACATCGTAACTCTAGATACAGCTCGTACATCCCTGGTTGATATGTATCTCTCATCAGATAATTTCGAAGAATATACATGTGAAAACGATATAATTGCGGGTATAAATGTCGCAAACACATTCAAACTTCTTAAATCTATTACAAATAACGATGTTCTTGTAATGAGCATAAATTGTAAAGAGTTTATGAATATAGAAATTCATAATGAATCAAAGAAAACATGTACTAAATTTGCTCTAAAACTACTTGATATAAATGAAAACCAAATTGAAGTACCAGATATGACCATGACCACGATTACACCGATGGCCTCTGTTGATTTTCAAAGAATATGTAGAGATATGCACAATATCGGTAATATCATAGAAATAACCAGGGAAGGTACACACCTCAAACTACAATGTATGGGTGATTTTGCAAATCAGGAAACGAATATTGAATGTACGGAAGAAAGTCCTAAAATTTCAGGTGAATATTCCCTTCGGTACATGAATATATTTACAAAAGCGACGAGTATGTGTTCTACAGTACAAATTATGCAGGAAGAACAAAATAGGTTTTTGATATTAAAATATAACGTTGCTAATTTGGGAGAGTTGAAATTTTACTTAGCAACTAAGGTACCTGAAGATCAGTAATACAGCCATCTACGGTACTTACAACTTTAGTCATACCAATTGCACTTTGTAATTTTATCTTTGGAAAATCATTTTCAAGTGTCTCCATGTCATAATATAACATATCTCTAATTTTAACTTTTTCGTTATGAAAATCTTTACGTGGACCCGCGTATCGTTTAATTTTGTTTAAAATGTCCTTAACCGGTTTATCATCCGAATCGAGCAAAACAGCTGAAACGATTGGTATGTTAAATACAACCCCACTTTTACGTGGTGGTGGCCATTGGTGATCCATATCATACGTCAAATATCTGTACATCGTGTTATTGTACCAATATTTAACACGAACGACAGTTTTCGTAACATTTTCTGGAATTGTTGTATCTTTATAATTTGAAAAGTTTAATGTTTTGAAAACACTTTCGGTCTCATCATCCCATTCATTACGCTCTTCGTACCAAAATTCATCGAGATCTTCTGGTAAAGGTGTTTTTGTGTAATCTAAAAAATATTCCATAGACGAATCCGCAATTCTATAGTCTGGAGTGGAAAATACTGATTGTAGTGTTGAGTAAACCCAAATAATAACGTTAGTTAAAAGATTACCGAGCATTCTATTTAATTAATATGGAAGGTAATTTTTTAAGTAGGTACAATAATAAAATTGAAACATGGGATAAGTCTATTCGAGAAGACCCTATCAATAAATCAAAGTATGAATCTGAAATGTCTGAATATATAATTCAGTGTATGCCGTATTTAGAAATGTATACCGATGACCTTAAAAAAGAAGTAAATACCGATAACGTTTTCAATTGTAAAGAAACAGTTGGGTTACAGAGAAAAGACATATTTAATGATTATTTAATAGATGTAGAAAAGTTAAATATAGATAGACCCATAGAAAAGAAGCGTGAAGTATGCCCCGTGTGTCCCGAGAGTAACGTATTTCATTTTGCAGATACAAGTGATCTCGTATGTGATAATTGTGGTATGATTTTAGCAACACTCATAAGTGAAGAGTTAACATATAGAGAAGAACAGGAAACGTCTGAAAAGATAGTCAATTATTCGTATAAACGTGAAAATCATTTTAATGAATGGTTATCACAGTTTCAGGCACAAGAGACGACAACTATACCACCCGAGGTAATAGAACAACTACGAAACGAACTCAAAAAAATAAAAGTAAAAGTTTTAGATGAAATTACACACGCCCGTGTTCGTACCCTTCTCAAAAAACTGAAACTCAATAAATATTACGAACACGTTCCATATATAACCAATATCATAAGTGGTGTAAAACCACCGTCTATGCCTCAGGAACTTGAAGAGAGACTGCGTATAATGTTCAAGGATATACAAAAACCATTCGATGATAATTGTCCGAGTGAACGTAAAAACTTTTTGAGTTATTCATACGTACTTTATAAATTTTGTGAACTTTTGAGTGAAGATAAATATCTTAAATATTTCCCACTTTTGAAATCCAAAGAAAAGTTATACCAACAGGACGTTATATGGAAAAAGATATGCGGGGTTCTGCAATGGGAATATATACCCACGATTTAAAATCTAAATATATACTAAATGAACTTCCCAGTGCGTAATAGCAAATCCAAAAAGTTACAAAAGGAAACGAACAATAAGTTCCCAGATTCCCCAAAACCAAAATCGAAAACAAAATCTAAGGCGAAAATGAACCCTTTGAGAAGAGGTGTTGTATACACGAGTTTGAGTAACATGCTCAAAAACTTCGCGAACAAAAAGCGAAATACACCCGAAGTTTTCCAAAACATTAACGACAAGCTTAAAAGATAAAGCTTTAATATAGGTAATGAACAACGATCCATATTACAATTTCTGTTTAGAAGAAATCAGGTTCTACACAGAAAAGATAAATGAAATTATAAAAGAGGGGCTTAAAGACCCTAAAAAGTATTACGAAGAATCCAAAAGTGAATGGAAAAAGATCTACCAAATGATTCCAGTTATGTACATGATGAATCAGATCGAAGATGGAAAAAAATAGTTGGTTACTATAAATGTCAGCTGCATTACTTGGTGCAGCCGTATTATGCTGTTGTAGTTCATCATCAGTGACCGGTGCATTCTTTGGTGGTTTTATACCGGGGACAAAAAAGAATGAGTCAAAAAAGACTAGGGATACAATAGATGATATTATTAAAGAAATATACAGTAAAGGATTTAGTGAAGAAAAATGTTTAAAATTCTCTACAAATTGGAAAAAACTAATCGATGGAAGACCATTAAATGAGATTTTCGTTGGAGAGGGTTCCAGTCAGAGTATAACAGATCCTGAAATCGCTTACCTTTATTCAAAACATGAGAGAGTTATACGTTCATTAATAAATGTACAAGAACGAAGAAACTTTCCAGATGGAGTTTGTATTTCGGATTTAAAAAATAAAATAGATGAGAGAGTGACCCTTCTTAAAAACCAAGACATACAGGGATGTGATTTATACGATGATTATGATTCTTCTCAGCTTATAAGAAAAGATTGGAGTTCAGCATTGATATGGGATAGTGAAAAGGATAAAGTTTTACCTTCATATAGGTATGCACAAAACGCATTAGGTGAAACAGAAGAAAATATAAAAACACATACTACGCTTAGAACAACCTTGTGTGCACCACCTCCTCCGCCACCTCCATCCCAATAAGTAATAAACGACGATGGAAGTATTCAATTGAATTAATCCAAAGTTATATACCTAATCTCTAAATCAGTGTTAAGTGATGTAGGGAAATTAATAAGGTACCCTTCCGTAAACCCCGTCAAGCGTAGATAGTTTTGTGCTTGTGTGACCATGACGTCATTCATGGTTTTAACCGATTTCAGTTCGACCACGGTTTTGTTATTTAAAATTAAATCGGCGCGAAGATTCCCTATTGTGTGTCCTTCAAACACAATAGGAACTATTCTCTCCGTTTCGTAATGTACCCCATTTTTCCGCAAGACAACTTCCATCGCATTGTGATACACCCGCTCACTATAACCGGGACCAAGTACTTTATATACGTGTCTGGCATATTGTTGTATCATTTAATTATTCTTCGGTTATTGTTTCTAACCCCTTTTTTTCACTCTCTACTACTCCTTCCTCTTGAAAATCTCTTATAAGTCCACTATACTGTTTATTATATCTTATAAGAGCTCTAGATAATTTCATCATATATTTATTAATTTCATCAAAATGACCAATTTCTATTGATACGGAAATATGTTCTTGGTACCTTTGGGAAACATCTTCAATAGCATCCATGATATCGTTTGAAAAGTATATACCTTCCTGTATATACTTTTTTACATCTTCACCCATTTTTTATATTATTATACTATTATTTTTAAATGTCGTATAGTAATAAATGATTATAGCAACGACTTTTTTTAATCATCCTAATATCAAGGGTACAGTCGAATTTGAAGAAAAGGATGGTAAAGTTATAATCAGGGGGAAATTAAAATCAAATAAGTACAAAAATAGTTCACATGGGTTTCATATACACGAAGCGGGTGACTTAACTGATAAATGTATGGGTGCATGTGGGCACTTTAATCCTTACAATAAAAAACATGGAGGTCCTAAATCTAAGGAACGACACGTAGGAGATTTAGGTAATATTCGTTTTGACGCAAATGGTAGTGCCAATTTTAGAATGGTAGATAATTTAATAAAATTAAGGGGAACTAAAGCCAATGTTATAGGAAGGTCTTTAGTTATACACGAAGATACGGATGATTTAGGTTTAGGTATTCATAATGATAGTTTAATAACTGGTCATGCCGGTAAGAGAATAACATGTGCAGTTATTGGTTATTCAAAAAGAATGTGTAAATAATATACATAAAACATTTACCTATATAAATGTGGATGCTCTTGTGTCGACCCATTACAATACCAGTAACTAAAGTTTCAGATCAAACCATGATCAGTACCGATAAATGTCGAATAGTAACGGTATCTCCCACGGATAATGAAAGTAGGTACGTCATTGATATAGTTGATGATGCACCCGAAATTCTTATAAAACCAGATAAGGAATAAATGTAAGTATATATAAATGCCGTCAACACCTTTCGTTAATAGTAGTATACGGTCAACTATACCTAACCCGTGTGAAGGTATTCAACAAATACTTATCAAGGTAATATACGAAAACGATCGTGGGCGAGGTCCGGTACAAAGTATAGAAGCATACGCGTCCCCTATATTTTCGTTTAATTATAATGCATCGTACCTTAACCGTAACGATACGTTACCGACACCCGAGGATGGTAGTATCCGACCAATATCCATGTTTAATTACAATCAAGGGTTATGGAGTGATACTCAAAACGTACTCGTCATTAAAGATTATATTTTTAGACACGACTCTGTCTGCTCACCCACCACTTATTATACACGATTACGGGATTTCCTAACACACATTCGCGAAATATACAATTACGACGGGGCGATTACGGGAACGGATTGGTTATGTCGACCACCGTTATTACCAGAACCTACGTATGATAGAGATGTAACATTACGAAATGTTTCAAGAATTGTTATGGAACTTATAGATAAAAACTCGGAAAATTTACCCGAAGGTGATTATTTGAAAATGTGCGATGAACTTAAAAGGATACGTGATTTATAGACTAGTGTGGTATGTCGACTCTCAATAGTCTTAAGAAATATCTAAAAGGTAAAGGGCAGGAAATAAACGATGAATGGTATGTCAAAATAGAAACTCGAAAATCAGGTAAATCCATGGGTATGACCGATAACTATTACTTTTCACCGGAAGGTAAACGATTCCGGTCCATGATCGAAGTCTATAGATTTCTAACGACGGGTGATAAATTTGAGCGTGACGAAAAAACAAAATGTTTGAAAATTAATAAAGAAAATAACGATGAAATAATGGATGATTTATGTGAACTTGTATCCGATATGTACATAAATGATAACATTAAAAATTTACACGACACAAATTCGGGTATGTTTCGGAAATTGAAAAAGGATTCCGTCAACTTTATAGATAGTAAATTACAAAAAACAAGAATTCAAATTATGAGTGAAAAATATAGTATTACAATTCCAAAGGATACACCGGAAGAGAATATAATACACTACTCAAAAGCGAATGCCGCCAATTTAGTAAAAAACTTTTTTAGAAGTGGACCCTCGTGTTTGGGGTGTGGTGCGAAGAAAAGCAGACAGTGTGTCTTAACACATGCACATACAATCAAATCTCGACCCGAAATTTTAAAAATGGCTGTATCAGAATCACGAACTGAAGAAGGGTATCAAACGCACGTAATACTGAGGAAGTTTATAGAATTACATAAACAATACCCCGTGGCAACACTGTGTTGGGAGTGTCATCACACTCTTGGCTAGAATAATGCGCCTTATATAAAATAGAACTTAAAAGAATTAGAAAATTGTAATATAATGTAATGTACTGTTTTACAAAACGTAAATTATCAAAAACCGATGTTTCCATACCCGTTTTTAGTCTCGATAAGTATGAAGGGTACGCCAAGGTAACTGATGTCTACGACGGTGATACGTTTAAAGCGTGTATCGTACTTCACAATCGCATTTTAAAATTTAATTTTCGAACTGTCGGATACGACGCACCCGAAATGAAACCCCCGAAAGATATGAAAAATAGGGATAAACACATTTCTATGGCAAAACGCGCGAAGTATACATTCGCAAGTTTTTTAGGGTTCGATGATCGCGCAAAACATGTGTTATGGAACCCATTCGCGTGTAAATTTAAGGTAAACGGGTGGGTATGGGTTTCGTGTAAGAAAAACGATAAGTACGGTCGAACGCTCGTTTTCGTATACAAAAATAAAAGGGATATGGTTTCGATTAACAAAAAAATGATAGATTCAGGGTTTGTGAACGCGTACGATGGTGGGACTAAAAAGGAATTTGATTTGTAAATAGTATTTTTTATTAAAAGTAAAAGTTAATCGTTTAAGACCCAAGATCTGGTACGGTGCTTTTTGATGAAATTTTTAACGTCAATTGGACTTCTGATGACCGTAGATAAATTTTCGATATCCTTTTGATATAGCATATATCCTTCTCCTTTTTGCAATCTAAATTTTGGTAATGCATCTCTTTTAGACATTATCATGGTACTGAAACCATTTTCTGTCAATAAGTTAATCAGAATAAACTCGAAGTCGTGTTCTTTTTTCAAGTGTTCCACAAAATACTTGCCGTCTCGACCATATCTTGGAGACTTGACCTCAATTTTCCGTCCGAGACACAACCCATCATGTTGGCTATTCACTGGCATATCGAGATCGAAGATATTCCGCACAAGTCTCTCACCAAAGGTACCAAACGTTTTATTATTAGTACCGACCAGCTTTAGGATATCATCACTCGCGCCTAACTGAATATAGTGATCACGCGCAGATCGTTTATTTTTCATGTCGGTGTATTCCTGTGAGTTAAAAATGGTATGTTCGTCAATAGTTGTTTGCATGGTAGTTGTTATATACTATAGTATCCTCTATGCTTTATATATGTTTTCGTGTATGCAATTAAACATAAAATTGTAAAATACAACTTAAAAACAAAATACGAATATTAAGAAATGAGAGAATCGGAAATTATTAACGACGATTTGTTGAATGTTTTACCAACACTAAATGATAACGAAGCGCAAATAGTTATAGCAGATCCACCGTATAATATCGGTAAAGATTTTGGGAATAAGAGTGATAAACAACCCATGGATGAGTATCTGAAATGGTGCGATGAATGGATAAACGGGTGTTTACGTGTTTTAAAACCAAACGGTACCATGTTCATATACGGGTTTAGTGAAAATCTCGCGCTCATACTAAGTCGCGTTCCTTACGAGGTAAATAGAAGATGGATAGTGTGGCATTATACGAATAAAACAACGCCTTCTCTAAATTTTTGGCAAAGAACACACGAAAGTGTTCTTGTGTTATGGAAAACCGATAAAGTTTTTCACAGAGACGCAGTTCGCGAACCGTATACGGACACGTTTATAAACAATGCCGCGGGTAAGGAACGTAAAGCAACTGTAGGACGATTCTCTAAAGGTGATAAGACGACCGTATATAAGGCACACCCGGACGGGGCTTTACCCCGAGACGTTATCAAGATACCGGCATTAGCGGGAGGTGCCGGAAAAAACGAACGCGTGAATCACCCGACACAAAAACCTTTGAAACTGTGTGATAAACTTATTAAATCATGCATGCAAGATCCCGAGGAAGGGTACGTGTTCGTTCCTTTCGCGGGTTCGGGGAGTGAGTGTGTCGCGGCGAAGGAATTAGGTTTGAAATACGTAGGCGTAGAAATTAATAGCGAGTATTGTGATTTAATTAAAAATAGAATGAACTATTAAAGAAAAGAAACGTGACTTAGGTATATAATATAATGACTACTTATAACCAAAAACCCTGTGAATTCAAATACAAAATCGACTCGTGTTCGAAAGTCGTTGACGGTGATACCGTCGACGTTCTTATTGATTTGGGGTTCGACGTACTCATTCGCCAACGCGTACGATTACTCGGCATCGATACCGAAGAATCGAGAACGCGTGATACGGTCGAAAAGATTTATGGGAAACACGCCAAGAAGCAGATTTTGAACTGGGTGACGAAAGCGGTTGAATCCGATAAGGACGATTGTGAAATTGAATTGCGGTGCCAAGAACGCGACTCGGTAGGTAAATACGGGCGCGCACTTGGTGAATTGTGGGTATTTGAAGATGGTATCTGGACGAACGTGAATAAATGGATGTGTGATAATGGGTATGCGGTTCCTTACGTCGGACAAAATAAGGATGATGTTAAGGAACAACACATGGTGAATAGACGCTTGTTAGCGGATAGGGGTGAACTTGTCATTGATGAAACTGGGAAGTTTTTGTCGTCTTAAATTAATTAAGCCTTTACCCGTTTAAATTTACTAAAAAAACTTTTTTTCCCACTTTGGGACTTTCGAAGATTTATACCATTACCACACCCTCGACCCAAAAAACGGAGTTGTTGTTTTCGAAATTCCTTATCAATATTCTCTCTTATTTCACTTACTGACTTTTTACCAAGTTGGTCCAGAAATGATTTTTTATCTAAACCGTTACATATTTTATTTTTAGAGTTTATATAGTCTTTTAAATTTTTACGATTTTTATATGTATTATTATTTATCATTTATATATAGTGATATTTTAATATATATAGTATACTATATGGAAAAGTATCTGAGACGCATTTTAAATATAATTGATGATAATAAACATAAAATGCGGGATGGTGATTATATCGAGATGTGCAATAATTTACATAAAATAAGAAAAATTAATGCGCGTGAACGGAGTGAAAAGTGTTTTCGTACGATTATTAAATTAGTGAAGTGTACCATCATTACAAAAATTGGTTTAGAAATACTATTCAATAAAAGAAGAGGAAATGACGACGAATGAATATTATAACGTCGTTATAAACCCAGATGATACACCCGTATTAGGTATAAACGAGGCGGTTGAACGACCTCCACCATTACCACTACCGGAACACGAACTGGAACAAATTCATAGGAGAAATATAGATATAAGAAGTGTTCAAATACGTAGTGTGTATAAATGTATACACTTTATTATGCTTTTTACGACAATAATGTATACTATTATGGTATCGGATAATTATCAGTCACTCATGGATACGTTTATGTCTGCAATATCATACGTTTCAGTCTTAGAAAATAAGATTGATATTTTAAAAATACATACATTTTATCTTTCGGCGTGTTTTACCTTGGCGTCATATAATTTGTATTTCGAATATATTGGGTATTATTTCGTATACAGTATTTTAAATATGTGTACAGCTGTACATCTATCATTAGATCGACGCGATTATTATATCAGTCAGTTGATATAAATAAATTAATTATATTTCACATAACAATACATGTTCTATATAATTAAATAGTTATAACGATATCAGACTGTCTCACTTGGTGTTTCACTTGGTGTTTCACACCCGTCTTTAAGTTTTGCACCTTTTTCCGCACACCCAACAATATTTTTTTCATCAGTGGTATCGCCTTCATAGGATACACCAATCGTATTAGGGTAAAAGAAACATATATTTTTTAGATTATCATCGTGTTTTTCCGTTCTATGACCCCACATTTTATACCCCATTTTAACTGCGTATAATCTACACTTTTCGAGAGTTCCACCTAGTCCATTTCTATTAATATGAGATACACTAGAATCCCACCCTTTTGTATAATCTATACCACTTTGTATTTCTGGTGAAATATACCTATCCAAAAGATACTTTTCAACTTTTACCCTATCCTTTTGAGATAAAGCTCGTCCGTACACAATAATTTCGTGAACGGCCCAATCACTTGATTCAGTAGCAGCATGATTACCCATATTTATAGCTATTTTACCTGGTGCCTCACCATTAAATTTTGTACTACGTTTATCACCATTAGAAAAAAACTGTGTTTTATACGCCGTAGTTTGAATCCATGTTCTTCCAGAACCGTGTACATTCACTTGTGGTGTTACCCATTCTTTATTACCATAATACGCGAGTCCCGTGCGACCACCGTGCCACCCACCTAACCAGTTTACGTCACCTTTACCATCAAATATACGACCCTTTTTTTTATCATTATATCGGGCGACCGTAAAAAGTGTCCAATTTGAACCAGTAAAATCGAATGGTATTATTATACCATCTTCTACAGTTCCATAAACGTACTTTCCTGATACCGGGTCCACTGTCATTTTTAACATACCCTTTAAATTATCATCTTTTATGTCATTACCATTACCAGAAGCATCATTCCATTTTAGACCATTTTCATCTAAAGAATTACCCGTATACCAACACTTAATACCATTAGGTAAAATTGTACCTGATACTGAAACGTCGACATCTATTTTGGTTACACTATTTCCAGACTCGTCTGTAGTTGTGGTAGTACCACCACTGTCATAAATAAATATTCCACTGAGTGATCCTATAATTACGGATACACAACACGCGAACATAAAAATAAGCATTAATATTTTTTGTGAACCACCTGCCATATTAACTTAAACCAATAAAAAAATTAGTAATGATATTTTCTAACCCATAAATTACAGACCCACTTTTCACCTGATTTTACAGGTGTACCACCATGTAACGCCTTTTTGGTAGCGCATTCGTAATTGTTTAATGTATTAAAGAACAATGCGTCACCCTTAACCAAACGGTATCTTCTCTTTATATTTGGAAACTCCGTTTCACCACCTTCATACTCGTCATTCAAGGCAATTATGAATGTGTACATACGTTTATTTTTATCCCCTATTAACGTGTCTTGATGAGGTTTATAAAACCCACCGGGTTTATATTTAAGAACCTGTAAATCTTCACAATTATGAAAAGGTCGATCCGTCATAGAAACGCATTTACGTATAAGTTTATCAACAACTGGATCTTCGGATGCTTTTAGCCACGCCGTTTCACTTTTACGTATATTTTCATCTATATCACGATTTTTAGATATTGTAGATGTCTCTAACTTTTTAGACGCTAATTGTTTTATATGTTCACATTCATCTTCACTTAATACATTTTTTAATACTCTGGGTTTTTCGTATATGGGTATGAAAAACCATATAATCAGTAAAAATGATGTAAATAATATAATTCTATTCATTTTCTACTATACATTAAGAATATTATTCTTCAATAAATATTGGGGTGGACACAGTAATAAGTTTACTATTATATCTGTATATCTTCCAAATATAGTATCATAATGAACAATAAATGCTACAAACCAGAAGTAAAGTGAGACAAGGTAGTGTAATTTAGGCATACCAAATGTACTTTTAATTATACCTATTATTAAGTTTACGTCCATATACTTTTTATCGTGAATACTCGAATTATAAATGATAATCATTGATAAAAAATTAAATACAAGTTCCATATATTCGAAACCACCTTTTAACATATATCCTATCATTAAAAGATCCAAATGTCTCGATATATAAACAAGTTTATACATAGATTCATTTCTATGTAAATGGTAAAATACACTCGATATACTACCAAGATTCTCTAAAATCATAAATGGAAAAAGTGATGTAACTGCCGAAGCTAATTCTATTAATTTCATTTATGATGTAAACGACTCTATTCTTAAAGTGCGCGTAAAAATATATAATAGGGCACCGAACAATTGTACCTATTTCGTATTTTTGTTATAACATTATTCGAATAATCAGCTAATGCATGAACGGTACGCATTATATCTTTAGTTTTAGTTGGATCAATTACCCACTGACGAAGTAAATCACCACACGTATCGACAAACATTCCGTATATATTCCGTATATCCTCTAATTTAGATTTATGTTTATCACGTCTCTGAAGCTCCTTTTTAAATTCATCATCAGATATAATTTTTAGTAAATAGTCTACACGTAACCGTAGATTATCGTCGTCACCCATTCCATCGTATCTATATATAATATCTCTATCCAATAGAGTAAGTTTATAACTCAAATCTAATATATTTACATTTGCTTCATTTTCTTCGAGTTCTGCGAACGTGGGTCTTCCACCACATGGTATATCTCCGTGTTCTCTCGAACGTTTTTTAAATTCGAAATAATGAGGGTTGTGTACGCGACCTGTTTCTATACGTCCCGAACGCCAATCAAATGCGGTATGACACTCGGTACACCACATTTGTGCACATCCATCTATTTTATGTATCATTGTACCACATTTAGGACACGGTTTAGTATCTTTGTTTATAAGTTTCATAGTTTCAACCGTTTCGGGATCGCAAACATGATCTGAATCTATAATAACTTCATTACAATGTTCACAAAACTGTTGAACACATAGCCCACATTTCATATCCGTATCTAAAAAACCTCTACACTCTTCGTGTGGACACTTACGTGTAAATTTTTCATTTCCGTTTGAGGTTATATTTAGTTCAAGTGTATTTACTTGATGCACGATTGTCTCTACTTCTATACGCATATTATCTAGAGCAGTATCATAATCCACAATAGAATTACGCATATTTAGCGCTTCTCTACGCATGTCTCTCATAAGAAACATTTGATCTAAAAGTTCAAAATACCGTAATCTAAGTTCTTTCATTTTTATTCTATACTCCGCGTATGGTTGAGTTTCTGGCATTCGCGCCATTTCGCGTTCGTATAAAATTTGTTCTCTGTGTCTTCTATAATCAACGTTTCTAAATCGTTTTGTACAAAACGAATCTATAAACTCGCGGTCATGTTCATTTTTACATTTCATACAATGTGGTTCTTCGGTAGTTGATAATAAATAGGTTTGGATACACGTTTTACACGCGTCGTAATTACAGTGAGGACACGTAACTTTCACACGTTGTGTTTTATTGTACTTATCGCAACATACTGTGCACGTACTCATACTTATTATATAACGCGGTTTTTCTTTAATTATTTATTTTTAATTAAGGCGATTTATATTTAAAAATATAGCAATTACAACCGCTAATACTACGAGCGGTAAATCATACGATGCTTCAGATTTGGAAGTCTATCTTGTGGTAAAAAACACGGATAGAAAAACACCTGCTATTCGGAGAGCGGCTTCTGTGTGTTGATTCATTTTATTTATATATACTTGCATTTTTTTCTCGTGTGCAAGTAAAATAGTGACATATATAAATAATGAACCCAGAGAATGATACTCCGAAATACGAAAACTGTTCAAGAATACTAAGAGAATTTTTAAAGGATTATTCGCGTTCACCCACGCGTATTCGGTATAAATTGTTTTGTATTCCCAAATTCGTAGTTTGGAACCCTATAATTAGACTAAGTAATTGTAAAATAGTAGAACGTACACGAAAATCTAAAATAAAACATACGACACCTACAACAGTTCTTTTTTTTAATTTAACGGGATTTCCTATTACTATATCTGTTACGAGTATAGCAACCAACGTAAACGGGTGTGGAATTGGTGTAATGGGTAATACGTTAACAATGGACATGGATAAAACGGAAAATAAAATTCAAACTGTTCACGTGTACCCATATGCATTTAAAGACGTCAATACGCGTGATTATTTTAGTTCGGATAATTCAATGACAAATTCTAAAACTGAAAGAGAAAAAATACGTGAATTATTACAATATCAAAAGGATATATTTTCGACGGATGATAAAGATCTGGAAAAGTACATAATTATGAGGGGTGTTTGTGCTGAAAAATACGATAAATATGATAATAAAAAAAGCATATGGAACCCCTTTTTTCGTCATTTAATGGAAAAGCGTATGAATAAAATTGAGAATGCTATTCAGCGAAAACTAAAAAAAGGACCAATTGTCGAATCGTACCCGCAAAAACAGTTACGATTAAAAGAGTTGGTGGATGCTAAGATCAACGCGGGTCAAGACGTTGATGTGGACCTGTTAAAGTTTGTTGGTTACTGGAACGAAGAATCGGAAGCTGGATATGAGCTAGCAAAGCGTGCCATTGATTCTTCGGACGACGACAAAAGTGGTCTTGATTATATAGGCGACGCAAAACTCACATGCGATAAAATCAACTTCGATGGGAGGCCTTGCACTGGACTTGTGGATGCTGGTCCACAAAATGACGAAGAAACGAAAAAGTTTTGGAGTGATAAAAAACTCAAAATCGGCACAATAAACCGGAATTTGAGATTA